AAAATTCCCTCCTAACAATATTATAATTTATAATCATCAAATTTTCAACAAATTTTTTTCAAAAAATAAAGGTGGCAATTTGCCACCTTTAAAGTTACTTATTATACAATCCGCAGCGATACTCTCTGCAAATTGCTCTCAAATCCTTGTAGGATAGTCCAAGACGACCATTTTCATCACCTTGAATTGCACCGTTATCCATTGCCGCTTGTACGGCTTTTCTTGCCCATGGTGGCATATTCTTATCAACATAATCATACACCATTGTATTTTGTAAAACGGCTTTCAACTGTTTATTTTCTTCCTGTAATGCCGATATAGCCGCCGCCTGTTTTTCGATTAATGATTTTAATTCGTTATATCTTTCCATAGTTAAATCCTCGCTTTCTACTGTTTGCCCCGTAATTCCTTTTAATATCGCCTTTGCGAACTCATTCGCACCGATACTTTTATATTTTTCCGTGTCGTCAGTGTCCACAAAACAACACTCGACTAACATCGCTTTTGCGTTGCTATGTCTGACTACATATAGTTTTGTCCCGTCCTTAATGCCTCGGTTTTTTAAGCCTAATTTGCTTATAGCCTCGCAAGTGTTTGTTGCCTCATCGAACTTTTTACCGCCATATGTCCACACTTCCGTACCGTTTCCGCCACCACTATTAAAGTGAATCGATACGAACAAATCAAGCTGTTGTGCATTTGCCATATTTACAATATTGTTTAAATTTTCACTGACACTGTCGGCATGGTCATTGGTGCAGTCATACACCGTATGACCTGCACCTTTTAACAAATTTTCGAGAGCGTAGCCAACTTTTCGAGCCTCTACGCTCTCATCTATGTATCCGACTGCACCGCAACCGACAGTGCCACTTACAGTGTGTCCGCAGTTTATACCAATTCGCATAAATCATCACTCCTTTTCATTGTTTACTTCCGGCAATCCTGCCACCGAAGTCAACAACGATAGTACACCTGCCAATGCCGCTGCACTTGCGACCATTACCCAATTGACATCGCCCATTGCGACAGCCGTACCGATTGTAGCTACTGCCGTCTGTGCTACTGTTTTAATAGCACGAATACCCGCACATTTAATCCATTCTTTCATTATGTATACCTCCTCACATTCCTATCATTTTTATAAAATAGCCTATCAAACCGCCGACTAATGCCGTAATAACAGCAGTAACTACTGTTTCATATCGTTTGTTAGGTTTTTTTTCGATTTCGTCCACACGTTCCGTGATGTCATTCACATCTTCACGCATTGCCTTTGTTTCCGTAGCTATGATGTGGACGCTTTCGGTCAACTTGTCCAACGTGTCAATTCTGTGGTGTGCCGACTTCGTGGACTGTTCCACTGCCGTCAGCCGTTCCCATACTTCTTTTTCATTTTCTGCCTCCATATCAGCCCTCCATAATCTCTTGTTTTTCTTGCTCCGTTATATCTCCCGCTTTGACGAATATGTCAAGGTGTTTCTCTTTGTAAATCCCCATTTGATAGTACTTCTTGATTAACGCTTTATTCACCGCCAACACCTGCCTTTAACTCTGCAATCTGTAACATCAGCATTGCGTTAATTTCGTCCTGTGACGGTGCGTTTTTCATTTCATTGTAGGCGGTTTCGCCCATTTCAACCGCCCGTTCCAACTCACCGTCCGCCAACTGTTCCTGTGTAAATTGCATTCCGTCTAACCATTCGTAACCTGTATTATCTACGGTGGTTACTGTTGCCGTCGGATAATGTTGCAACAGTTCGTCACGTTCACTATCCGTACACGCCGTATGCGTGTCGGTTAGCTCTATGACAGTGTCGTCTGTTCCTGTTATTATGCTCTTTGCAGTTATTTCATATTTGATTAACTGCAATTTGTTTCCGTCAAATCTATATTGCATATCTGCACCCCCATTATGAATATTTGTTACTAATAAATGAATTAGTCGTTCCGCCTACGTTTGTATAGTTTTTGCCTATCATAACGTTATCGGTACAACTGTTATATGCTGATGATGTCACATATATTGAATACTGCGAATCACTGTAACTATCACGTATTATAATGTTGTCTGCGACTTTGCTTCCTCCGCCACTTGTAACTAAAATTCCGTATGTTCCGGCGTCGGATATGTGACACCCTGTTACAATGTTGCATATGCCCTCAACTCGAATACCCGTTTCTTTGGCGTCCTCACTGTAACAATCCGAAACAATATTGTAGGCTGACCCCAAATGAATGTTTATATTGTTATCGGTGGCAGTCACATTATGAATAATCGAATGCCCACCGCCGCAGTTAATACCATATACTGCGTTAGACAAATCCAAATTTTCAAATTTGCAACGACTGCCGGAAGCGTAAATACAGATTGATGTACTGTTGTAGGTGTCAAATGTCATTTTTAAATTGGCGACAGTAAAATTAGGTTGCGTTGCGGCAATGCCCCATATACCCTGTTTACAATTCAATACGGTGCTGTTACCCATACCACAAATAGTAACATTCGGTTTATTTACATTTATCTGACCGCTGATGTTATATGTACCCTCTAATAATACAATTTTGCCGCCTGTTGACGGCAATGCGTCTATAGCCTGTTGTATAACGGTTTGGTCGTTCGTGCCATTACAGTGATAATCAGCCGTATTTTTGTGCTTTGACGTACTGCACGCTATAGTAATTGTTGTCGGCGGTGCAACTCTTTCAGTCCACAAATCGCTCAGCGTTGTTGTGACTTCATCAATACCTGCATAGCCATTAGATACAAAATTAGCGTCTAATTTATTATCCCAATCAGATATTTCATTATCTGAAACAAATCTGTGGGTGCTGTCCTGTACAATCATACTCGCAGGGTGCGTTGACGGGTGCGTATAATTGTTTGCACCTGTTGCAATACCGTTTAATTTTGTTTTGTCCGCCGCTGACATAAAACCACTTGTAGACGTTGTAGCGGTTGTCGGTTTATTCGACAGGTCAGTATATGAACCTGTAAACGCTACCGTTTTTAAATCAGCAAAAAATTTCTTTACTTTACCAAACAATGCGCTGATTGTTTCCCCCGATACGATATTACTGCGGTTTGCAGCCGTTTCAAATGTTGGTTTGTCCAAATCATTGATAATTTCTTCGACATTATCAACATTATGGTTGACTACCGCCGGAATATCTGCCGGGTCTGTATATTCAATTTTTTTAAATCCTTTTTCCGTTATTATTGCCATACTCAATCACCTCATTGTACGATTTCGGTATTGCCATCGTCACCTTTTTGGATTAATCTGTAATATTCAAAATCGCCGCAATCCGAACTTGATGAAATTTCAGCCGAAAAAATATAATTATCCGGTGGTTGTGGTCCTCTGCCTGACACTGTTGTGCCGCATATCAATGATACATTGTCACTGTCATAGTTATAACATATATACATATAGCATTTATCGTATGATTGTGTCGGATATGTCGCAGTACCCGATACTTCTTTTTTTGCAATATAATTCACTTTAGGTTTTACCACGATATTATAACCGCTTGAACCTTGGCTGATAGTGTATTCCAAATCGATTTTCTTTGTTGAATTTAATTTCTGAATTGCCTTTTCCAATCCATCAAATTTGGTTTGAACATCATTATTTAGTTTTGCCAATGTTACCGCACTATCTTTAATTTTTACACCCGTAACTGAACTGTTAGCAAGCTTTTCTGTAGTAACACAACCGTCCGGGTGGTCTAAAACAGTCGCATTTTTATGTTCCATAAAATCATCATACGATACTTCCGCCGTTAATGTAATGTTCGCCTCTACTTTTTCAGCATTTGAAACAATAAAAGACATTTGGATATTTCGCACAACATATGTACTTCCGTCAAATGCCGGCATAGCACTCGCACCGTCACCAAAATTAATATATGCGTACAGTATTTCTCCCTCGTCCGGGTCTTTGGCTATAATGCCAAGTTCACGCATATAAAATGCGGTATCACCATTTTTTATTTTCACACGCACTGAAACAGTTCCGTCCTTTTCAACCACTGCTTTCGTCAAATCTACTGTGGCTGATGATGCGGTTGTTCCTGTTTGATGTGACGGTATTTCGTGAACCATTTCTATTAAATCTGCTACATCTTGTTCTTCCTGTATAAACCCGTCACCGATTACCGCTCTTACAAAATACATTGTTGCTCCTGCTTGTACCTTTGCTAAAAGTTGCAAACCTTTCGCAGTCAATTTTACAGTATCTACTGTCGGTATATTAGCCATTTTAATTAATCCTCCCCTATAAATAACCCTACAAATGTTTTTGATTTTATCTGTTCATATGTAAGATTTTTAACATCGTCATATGTATTGTATCTTTGTGCCGGATATTTTCGTCCTTGCTCAACATCTGAAATATATATGCCGATATTAGCCGTTGAATATGCAGTATCATTTTTAAATGTAGTATCAATTTTGACAGTAATATCATCGCAAATATATGTAACAACACCTGCACTGTGTAAATTAGATGTATGTAAATCTTTTGAGATATTTATTACTTCTAATTTTGAACGTGCATTTTTTATCTTCCGCAACATTGAAAAAAAATAGTTAAAATCATTCATTTCGGATTTACTCGAACTGCTATCCATATTGATTTTAAAACAATACGGATTTCCGCCGTATTCATACCATTCTTGAATATTTCCGTTTTTAAATGCGGCGGCAATTAGTTTATCAACAGCCGATGTCGTTCCCGTTCGACTGTTATATATATCACTCACCGCAATTAACTCTCGTTTTTGTTCAATGCTCATACCGTTTTCATAAAACGGGCAATCAATTTCCGCCGCCATTGAATTTAATAACATATCATCTGCCGAATTAATATCCGCCCAAAATATAACAGATTGCAGAGTATCATATAAATATCTTGTCATTTCACCAAATGCCTTAGATAATGCGATATTTTTTGGTGTTTTCATTGTGTATGGTAGCAAATCACTTATTGTAACATCTCTTACATTTATCATTTTTTATTCCTCGTTCTGTACGATTTTAACATTATTAGCCTTTATAGTAATTGTTCCGTTGCTGTAATTTATATAACTGTCATTGTCAAATCTAATTGAAAAATCATTATTTTTTTGAATTATAGATACATTTCCAATCTTCTTTGCATATTTTTCAGTTGAAAATGGTTTTTGACTGTTGGAATATATTTTTCCCAAACAAATTCCGTTATCATTTTCGTCTAAAATAACCGCAACAAAATCGCCAATATCCGGCATATTATATTCAAATGCCAAAAGTGGCAACCACGAAGATACTACATCACTTTCTTGTGGAAATGTCACCTTGACTTTTCCGTTTTGTTTATCAATACTTGATATTCTTCCTGTATAATATCCGTTCATGATTGCCACTCCTATCATTTAAAATTGTTTTCTTCGTCTGTCCCGTTCATATTCTTCCATCATTGAACAGAACTCTGAAAATGTCATTCGTACTCCTTGCATAACGGTTTCTTTATCGCCGTTGCCGCTAATTTCAATATGTGGTGAAAAAATTATCTGTCTACCGTCATCTGATGAATTATTTCCGCCGCCGTCAGATTTACTTTCACCCATATATGCCTTAACACGTTCAACCGCCTGTGAGAATAAACCGTTTTCACTGTAATTCTCTGCCTCGTCAGCTGTAAGTACACGTTCATCTTTATGCAATTCTGCAATATAACCGTCAAACGGAACTCGGTCCAATCCGTTGCGGTGTGAACCGTCAATAAATGCTTTACTTTCCGCCGCCGTATATATTCTTGCACCTTTCGGAATATCAGCAAGTATGTTTTCACCCTCGTACCAGTATCGCATACCTCTGTATTCAATAACTTCTCTCGGGTCGTTTGTTATTTGGTCGTTGACATACGTCAAACCGCCTCGCCAACTGTTTGCACCTCTCGCACTGTGTCCCGGCGGTGTTCCGGTCGTTTTATATTTCGTTACAATCGTTGTAGTTGCCTTTTTACCGTCCAGAGCAGATAACTTTTGAGATACACTGTTTATTGTTGAAGTTGCGTTATCTGTTGCTGATAATGTCGGTTTAACTTGCTTTGCACCGAATGTATTCGCCAAATTCTGTACATTTTGAATTGTTGGCGTTGCATTATCATTTGCACCCAACGTTACTTGACCGGTCTTAGAGTCAACCGTTGCAAGTTTCTGCTGTGCATTATCAAGTACATCAATATTACCGCTTGCATTCACCTGCAACGAAACTGCTCCGATAGCACTTAATGTTTCCGCATCATTCGTTGCCGTATTAATAACCGATAAATCGCCGTTTGCATTTACAGAAACATTTACATTGCCCTGTGACTGCAAACTTGCAATTTGATTTTCCGCCTCTTGAATAACTTGGAAATTGCCGTTCGCATCTATCGAAATAGATTTATTTTCCGGTATTAGACTCATAGCGTGTGCCATATCCGTTAGTTTGGCTGCAACACCGTTATTATCCAATCCGTCAAATAATCCTTGCACGTCACCGATAGACTTCATATTATTTATAACAGCTAATATCGCATCATTTCCTTTGGCTGTTGCCTGTGATACATTTTCAAAGCCGTTTTGAATTAATGCAGCACCTTGAACAGCACTTTCAGTAGTATCGCCTATTGCGGTTTTATAGCTTAGAAAATTCTGTGCCATTTCTGTGGCTTTACCTTCGCCGACAGCTTTTTCAAAATCGGTATAACCTGCTTTTGCCGCAGCAAATTGAGTTGCTACTGCATCAGTATTTTTACCTGCTATAACCATTTGTTCACCAAGTTGTTCAAGCATTTTCACGTCTGACTCGCTACCAAAAGCATTTTTATTGACTACATCATTTGCAAGTGCTTGTGCAAGATAATCTCCTGCTTTTTTTGTGCTTTCGTCAAATTCGGTTATGTTACTATTCGCAGTAGCCAGTTCATCATTAACTTCGGTAAGTTCTTTATCAACTTTCAAGAAACCTCCGCTTAATTGCTCTCGAAAACCGAGGGCGTTATAAACTGTCAACTCATCTCCTAAATCGTGAAACTCTATACCTGCTGCACGAGCGGTATTATAAAGTTCATTCATTTTATCGATGTATTGTTGTTGTGATGTTTGACCTTGCGAAAATGCCGTATAATATGTTCCTGCCTCTGCTTGCAAACTTTGATACAGACTTTTTTGGTCTTGCAATGCTTTTTGCTGATTTATAAGTCCCGGCATACTTGAAACATCTTCTTTGTATTTCGATGCACCTTTAGTTGCCGTATTGATTAATTTGCTACTGTCATTTATCAATTCTGTACGACTTAGTTGTTGTGCCATATTAACCGCATTTTCAAGAGATGAAGTATCTGCATTGATAGTCAAATTGTATTCTTTGGATAATAAATCCGCAATTTCCTGCAAACGTGATTTTGCATTTTCTACATCTTGCGTTGAACTTTCGGGATTGCTTATAACTTCTCTTAGTTGAGGAACTTCCGCCGCTATGTCGTTATATTTTACAAGTGCATTAGATGCTTTTTCTATGCCGTCTGCCGCCTCATTCATACCGTTTGCATAATTCCTTTTATGCTCATATATTGCGTTTACTGCTGCTGCAAATCCAACGATTGCCGCCGCCGCTAATGTTGCAGGTCCAACGGCTGCCGCAAACGAACCTGCAATACCTGTTATAACTCCCGACACAGTACCTCCGGCAGTTGAAATTCCCGTAAGTGAACCGATAACACCGCTCAAGGTTTTTGCAAGTCCAACCTTTGAACTGATTTGAGATAATCCCTTAAACAACGTTATAATATCATTGATACCTCTAATTGTTCCGCTTGCGATTTTAAAACCCACAAACGCTTTGGCAATATTTTTTATTGTTAAAATAATATTATCAGCATTATCAATAACGTAATCTAATACTTTAGATGCCGCAGGTATGATTTTCTCTAATGAATTTATGATAATATTTTGAATATCGGGTATTTTCGCCGTTAAATTCTCAACTGAATTTTTCAGTATTGGAGCGATTGACTCACCTATTGATATTTTCATATCATCATATGCACTGTTTAATGTTGCTAACGAACCTTCAAGCGTATCGGTTTTTATACCGTATAGCTTGTCTAATGCTCCGTCACAATCTTTAAAGGCATTTACAAGTGAGTATACTTCTTTTTGCCCGTCTGCCGTATCTGTGGTAAAACCTTGCATAATTTTAGCAAAACTGTCCAAGTGCGATTTGCCACCTATCATTTGATACATCAAATTTCGATTTTCTTCTGTCATTCCTGATGTTTTATCTGATATTTCTTGGAATACATCAAGAATTGAACGTGCTTTGCCGCTACTGTCATACATTGACACACCAAGTTTTGACATAGCTTCATACGCATCACCACTTTGTTTTTGCATATTAACAAGAATTGCATTTAACGCCGTACCTGCTTCACTGCCCTTTGTACCTCTGTTTGCCAATACACCCAAAACCGCAGCACTTTCCTCAATCGGTGAATTTAGATTTTTTAGTACACCACCAACACCTAAATACGCCTCTTGTAACTGCATAGCAGTTTGATTTGATTTGTTGTTTGCTGTTGCCGACACATCAAGATAATGGTTTAAGTCGCCAATACCTAATCCGAGGTTTGCCATACTGTCAGTAACCAAATCGGAAGTAGTCGCAAGGTCAGCACCTGTTGCAGCAGATAGTTTTAATACGGGCATTAACGCCTTTGTACTATCTTCAACACTCCATCCGGCAAGTGCCATATATTCAAGTGCATTTGCACTTTCTTGTGCCGTTTTCACGGTTGTACGCCCTGCCTCTCGTGCCGCCTTATCCATAGCTTCGTATTCCGCTGTACTACGTTCTACACCTGCCGTTGCCGCCGCACTGTTTAATGCTGATTGATAATCTTTATATGTATTAACACTGTCTACTACTAATTTGGTCGTTACCGTTGCCACTCCTGCGGCTATCGCCATTCCTGCTCCGTTTAAACTCTTGTTTATGGTATTTAATTGACTTTGGGCGGCGTTGATTGCCGAACCTAACGACTTATCAATTTTACCGCCGATTTTAATCGCCAATTCTAATTCTTTTCCCATAGTAGCCTCCGCAATCGTTGCATCATTATAGGTACTTGTTTATTCCCTCTCTGACATCTTTTCCGTTGACAATAAATGTTCCGTTGAATTTGTCAATTTCAAGGAATACCGTTGAACTATCTTCAACTTTTATGTACGTTAATGTCATTGTGATTTTACTATCCATCTTGTCGGAACGTTTTAATGTTCCTAAATCAACTTCTTTGGTAAAACCACGAACGGTTACTTTTATACCGTCATAAGACAGATTGTGTGTCTTTGTGTCCGCTTTCTGCTCACAACTACGAACTATTAATGTATTTACCTTAGAAATGCTCATTATACTTGCAACCTCTTTGTCAAATACATTAAACGGCACTTCCATTTCCATATTTTCCGTAGTTAAACCCGGCAGGTCAATATCTCCCCCTGCCAATGCCGCCGTATATGCTTTACTGACAATTTTCGGCAAAGTAACTTCATCACCTGTACCCATTAATTTGTTTTGTCCGTTATATATATTGAAATCAATAATTTGTGTTGGAATGGTTGTTGTTGCCATTACTGCTCACCTCCTAATATTGCGTTTTGCACGGTTTCCGCATCAAATTCAAACGTATTTTCTATAACTTCTGTCGGAATGTTTGTAGCAATTTGCGTTCTGAATTTAAACTGTCCGTTTAGGATAGAATCATTTGAATTATCTGCCTTGTCGTATAACATTTTACCGCCCAAAATATATCCGCCTGCCGTTAATGCAGCAAGTCTGATATTTTCTTCGGTTACTGCGTTTTCAATGTTTTTCGGTGACAATTCTGTATCTATGGTCTGAATTTTTGACATTATAAATTCATTTTCAACAAATGCAAATGCCAAACGTGCCATTATCCAACGGCTTTTAGTGTCGGTAATTTCGGGATATACCGCCGTATTATTACCCCATGTATACCAACCGTTTCGGGCAATGATTGTTACAATACCCTCACCATTCAATTCGTTTCCATCTTCGCCATCATACAAAACTCTTGTACCGTCTGCGGTGATACAATCGTCAATATCAATATTGATATTAGATGGTGACTTGCAGAAAACGCCTTCATTTTCCGTTGCCTGTTTCATTATAATTGCAGCCAACCACGCAGAATATGATAATACATATCCGTCCTTTTTTATCTTTGGATAAACGGCTATTGTGTTGGCATTTACTGTTCGTGCTTGTTTATCTTTTATAACTGCTGAACGTGTTTTGCTTGTTTGACTGTCCAAATCTATAATGGTAATGCCTTTGAAACAGCCGTTGATTTCTTCGGTTTTCTGTTCTAAAACCGCACCAACGGTATCTGTTTCTGTCCAACTCGGTGCAATAAGCACAAACGGAATTACGCCATACATCGGATACACCATTTTAATTAACTCTGTACCCGTTCTTACTCCCGTTTCAGTATCATATGAACCGATAATATCATTTTCTGTAACCTTTTCGGGTGCAATGCTCTTGTATGTTGCCGTAACATTGCCCTCGATTTTATTCTTGAAAATAATCGATAGCTTTTCATCTACCCACTCGGTCACATAATCTTCGTGAGAAATTGTATTGCTTGCCGCCGTTAATTTTAACGTTGACAAAATAACTGCATCGTCAATCAAAATTGAATTATCCTGTACAACAAATTCTTTGTCCGTTACTTCTTTGTTGTGCTTTTCCGGGTCTAAGACATTTATAAACACAACAGGTGCAACTCCTATTTTAAAGAACGATGCAAACATTGATTGACACAATGTGTACTTTGAAAAATCGGTTGAATAACCAATCTTTTTATAGCAATCCTCTTTGCTTTCGCAAAGTATAGGCTTATTAACCGCCTCTGACGGATTGTCTAACATATGTATCGGTGCTGTACCGATAACCACTTGTACTTGTGTAGTGGTCGATAGTGATACCGCCGTTTCGCTTTTTTCTGTCGGATATACTCCGTGTAAATATGCCATATTATTTTAACCTCCTATTTCTTTAGTTGCTGTGCCAACTTTGCCGATTGCTGATAGCAGTATGCTACACGACTTCCAGTAACAGCTTTCTTTTTCAGCGTTTCACTTAATTTGTTAATTGGCACACATAATTCACGCACAAAATCTACATCTATCACTTTCGGAATTTTCCCTGTGAATACCGTTCCCGATTTCATTCCCGGTACTGATACTCCTATATATATTTTTTGTCCGTCTTTTTGTTCAGGCTTGTCCTGACTTTCCGCCGCTTCATTTGAATTTTCAACTGCGGAAACTTCTGTTATTTCTTCCGATACTGTTTCTTGAACGGTCGTTTCAGTATCTACTTTCTTCGTTCTTGCCATGTTGTAACCTCCTTATTACAAAAACCTTGCAATGTCATGAAATGGCATACGCTCAATATCCCATTGTGTAATCAAATTACCTACAAAATACGGTGCTATTGTATTATCATTAATACCCCATTTTATCGGATATTTCATACGATATTTGTTTTGAATGCCAACATTTGCAGTAAAATAATCTCGTATACGATTGATAACCACCATCAACGTCTGATAACCCGACATATCTTCGCTTTCATCTTTTATTACAATGATTATTTCAACCGTAACTGTTTCGGGTTTACTTGCTCCGTTTATTTCCCCTGCATTTATTTTTACAATGCAGCACGGAACGTTTTTATCAACAATTTCAGTTTCATCACCGTAACCAAGGTCAAGTGGTATATCTTGAAGAAATCCTTTAAATGTATTCGGCTCAAAAATTTTCATATCGGGTATTAATTCTTGAACTATAATTTTTCGTATTTCTTTTTGCAAATCAACTTCCGTCATAATCCTAATATCCTTTCAATTTCCTTGTCTATATTCTCGTATAGCTTGCTTCTTACATCATCTTCGATTGTTCCCCAAGTATTATCGTTACCGTGCATAACCGGAGATGATATAGATGCCATTTTTTCAATCGGCAATCTTGATTGTCCCTCACGAACGAAAATCGTATTCCAAAAAAATGCTTTATTCCCGTATTTGCCGAGGTTTCTTCTACCGTGTTTTGTATTAATCACCGCAGAAATTCTTTTTTTGCCGACATACGTTCTGAAATGTGACATTGATATATTAGAACCCTTATCCTTTAAAATTGCTTGCAAATTAGCCGTTGTAGCCTTTTTGAATTGCAATGAATGTATATCACCCTTGGCGGTATATGTCTGTTTGGTTATTCTTTCATCTTGTTTTTTTGCCTCTCGTGCAGTTTTATTCAATGCGGTTCTCACCGCTTGCGGTGCTTTCTTTTGCATTGCACCCAACTTTTGACGGGCATATTGTAATGCCTCATCAACTTCAACAAGAACTACTACTTCCATTGTCTTTACCTCACGCCTATTTTTCTGATTACGACCATATACATTCCGCATTGTTCGGTCGTTGAAACAATGGTATATCTGATATTATCCAATACTAACATATTGCCGGGCGGAGGTCTTTTGGTATCTTCGGTCGAGATATAAATGACTTTATCGCCCTTGTACAATCCATCATCAATTTTTTGAGATATTCCGTATATTCCTGTTTCTGTTCCGTCAGTCACATTGTCATCAATAACAATATTAACTTCTTGACCGTTTAAATTATGTACCTCTGCAAATTCCGAACTATCCAAAAACGCATTGTTAATATCATCTTGCAATATTTCCTTGAAATCCATATTATCAACCATTCAATTTAACTTTTACAGTAGAACTTTCGGCATCTGCACTTTCGATTGCATAACCTATAACATTGTCTTTAGCGGTCTTTGTTGCAACATCATTTTCACTGTCGTAATAGACTTTCTCACCGATTTCTATTGCTGTGTTATCCTTTGGAACATTCCAAGAACCTGTGGTTGCAACAGTTCCTATTTCGCCCGGTTCAATATCATCCGCCGCAACGGCACATATCGCACCAATTATAATCAGTGTGCCGAGCGTTATTTTATCCTCTGTCGGATTTTTATAATTGATATTTTCGCCTTTTTGCACATATGTAGCTTTCATTTTTTACTCCTCCTCATATCGTTATTTTTAAAGTTGCTTTGCCGTTTTCATCGGCAGTTACATTGATTGTTTTTATTTTCACCCCGTATAACTCACGCACTTTGCTAATTGTATCAACAGTTATTTTCATTTTAAATGTTTGAAGTGGTTCGTCTATAACATCATAATTCAATCCGAAATCACGCATTTGCGGTAGACTTCCCCTCGGGGTGTTTAACCAAAATGCAATATTTTTTTGCAATAATGACACTTCATCAGATGTCATTTGAGTTTTTTCAACAGATAAATCAACAGTGAACATTCAGCACTCCTCCAATGTGACTTCTACTTCTGCTCTCGTAATAATACCGCCGTGTATTACTTCTTTGAACTTTTCAACCATTTTGGTACAAACCCACATATTATATCCGTAAGAACGATTACCTATAACCAATTCACCAGCTACACCTGTATTAACCCAATCTGCCATCTCCGCCAACAAATCCCGCAGATTTGAGTTAAAACGTTGGTCTAAATACATTGTAAATGTGAGTGTACCTGTTTCTGCTCCTTTGAATTGTCGCTTTGCTCTGCTGCCGTCACCGGGATAGAACGTAGCGTACCGCCCCTTGACGGTACGTTCTATATTGGATGGATACTGTAACCAATCGTCATTGGTTTCAAACTGCAAATATCCCCAATAACCTATCATGATTATTCACTCATATCTATCACTACGCCCGGATTTCTGATTATTGTTTGAGGGTGTTTTACAGTTATACCGAAATCGTGATATACATCCCATACAAATCCCAATTTACCTGCCTGTTCAGACCTGCGGATTGTAGCCTCTTTTTGACCGTTTAGATAATCAATTTGGATAGTTTCGCCCTTGACGCCCATAAACCACGGTACAGGATTTCCGGCTTTCACCTGTGCATTCAATGTTGTATCTTCAACAACAGTGAAATTCATTCCCAAATACGGATTTACGGCTTGTGTGTTTTCCGGTGTATGTATTGTCGGCGAATATAGAATTGTTCGTAGGTCTGTTCCCATACCCAACGGAACAATAAACAAATCCGGCATAAGCATAAGTTGGTCGCCTGCCTCGTCTTTTTGCATTCCTAACAGATAAATCATTCGTTCGATAGACTCTATCGTTGGCTTTGTACCTTTTTGAAGTGTATTACCTCTTTCGGCACTGAATAATGCTTTACCGTCATAAATCTTCTTATTTTGTGTCAAGATTTGATACACAAGTTTATTTTGAGTATTTGCAGATAGAGCAGCATATCTTTGCGGCATTGTTGTCAATAGTCCAATATCATCATTAATAAATGCCTCACGGGTCATTGTGAATTGACGACCATATGTCTTTAGCTGACGTTCAGGCATTGGAACATCAACCGGTGTATATGCCGGCAATTCGCCGTTTTCTTTGACCTGTTCAAGTTCACCGCCAAGTGACATTAAATATTCATGATTTGTTGTCTTTTTGAAGTTCGGTAACGAACCCACGCCTACCCATTTATCAAACTGTGTCTTTTGTTTCTGTAATCCTGCAACATATGATTTTTTTACAACATCGTCAAGTATTGACGGGAATGCCGATGTAGGATTATAAAATTCTCTATAACAATGGCTATAAATATCTTCGATATTCATATGTCTAAAATCTTGTCCACCGTGTTCACGCTCCAAGCACTCAATGGCAATTTCACGGATTGTTACACCGTTGTAAATGTTTGAACCCTCTGACGGATTTTGTACACTTACTCCGTAACGCAACAAAATACCGTCTGTCGCTGCTCGTCTGAATTTGTCACCCTCATCATCTGTAACCTGTATATGACTGCTTACAGGTTTTTGACGGTTCATCAATTCATCAATTATTGCCGCTCTTACGCTATCTAACGACATACCTTTTTGAAGATATTCCGTGGCATCTACGTTAAAACTTCTACACAATGATGTGATTTGTGCGGCATCATTAGCAGAATATCCGGTATCAAACTGTCTTGCACCTTCAGGTTCTGTTGGTTCTGCGTTTCCTTGACCGTTATTTTCTTCTGAACGAATGTTGTCAATCAAACTCTGCAATAAATTAAATTCACGTTGTTCGCCTTCATTTAGTTCTCTTTTTTCCGCCTTAGCGGTGTCCATTATTCTTTTTTGCATCGCAATTAACTTTTTAAGCATCTGATTTTGCCTCCTCCATTAATAAATTTTCATTTAGTTTAATTTGGTTTTCAAACATTCTTATGTTTGATTTTTGGGTTATGTCATCTTCCATACTTCTCCCGACTCCAACAGATATGTCTGCCGGAACAGAAACAATAGATATTTCATACGGTTCCCATTTTGTTGCAGTATAGGTAACTTGTCGTGCCTCTCCCTGCCCGGTTACGTCCTTTTTATAGTCTTGAATTGTATATCCCACCGACACACCTCTCAATGAACCATTTTTGACTTTTTGAAAAATAATATCGCTTTTTTCATCTTCATCAAATTGAACTACCGCAACGCCTCGCTTATTTTCGACTTTCGCCGAGCATATCTTACCAATAACGGTATCTCGGTTATGGTTATATAATAAACAGCCTGTTGTCAATATTCTGTTCAACTGTACCGCACTTTTGGTATGCGACAACACCTCAAATGCTCCCCAACGCTCAATAGGTGTTTCGGAAGAAAAAGATAACTCAACAGTTCTATCATCTTCATTCAGCACTCTAATTCCGCTTAGCTGCATTTCTCGGGTTTGCATACCCTTAAATCTTTCATTTTGCATTTTCCCCACCTCCTTTCAAGTAAGGAAAGTTCAAATCAAGTCCGATTTGATTTGCATATTCCTCAATTTTTTTCATATCGTCAAGAACAGTTTTGAAGTCTTTACCATCTTCCCTCCAAATATCATTTAGAGTTTTCTGCCCCGTTGTGATAGCAATTTTATTTGCATTAGCCTCTTTTTGAGGGTCTATCCACTTTTTCGGTTTTCTGTTCCATTCGTGTTCTAAGTATTTTTCTTTATTTGTCCAAAAATCAGGGCATTGAATTGCACCCGATAAAACTGCCGATATAACAAATGTTTCGTATGTTTCGTCCAAAAATTCATCTTGTAATTTTTGAACTTCGGGTGTGAACGTTTCTTCATCTTCGATTGTCGCTTGCCTTGCAGATGAATAATTCGCACTGCTTAAATCTCGTGATGTTGACTCATAACTGATGCCTTGCCCTGCCGAAATTAAACGTTGAGTTGTTTTTATAAAATCGCTGCCGTTTGTAGCTGAATTGCCCGGATTTACAACCTGAATATCATCACCTGCATTCAAATCAGTAATTAAACCCGGTGTCAGTTCCAAATCATCATACTTTCGATTTCCCTTTACTGTATTTGTCCGCCCTATACCACCTGTCGGTAATTCCTTTTTTATAAATACCGATAGACAGGCTGCAATTCTTTCTTTGATGGTTGCCGCCTCGATATAGCCATTTACTTCTTTTATTCTTCCGATTGTCGCTGACATTTCGGGCATTTCTCGTATTTGAGAGGGACGTGTTTTTGAAAAATAAAAAATCACGTTTTTTCTTTCAACAAACCTACTTACAGGCTTTAAATAACCCTCAATGTCATATTCTTTTATCCAATAGCCGACAGCCTTGTTATAGCTGTTATATTCGATACCGCCAACGACCTTATTGCCCTCATAATTCGGTTTTGATTGAACTTCGTCCAATTCGTCAACCTCTAACGCCTGTAATTTAAACGGAACTATACCGCCCATTGTATAGCATTTTATAAACAAAATACCGCCGTCTACACGTTTTCGTCTGATTGCCATTCGTGCCATTTCCCAAAATGACTGTGAACCTGTTACGTCACAATTATCTTTTTTGCACCATTTTACCCATAGCTTTTCAATATTATCGTTAAATTCCTCATCGTCTGTTTTAGCCTCAAGGGTGTACCCCTTACCGACTACATTCCTTACCCACGGGTGTATGTTGGCATTCATTAAATCGCTATTTCGTTCGAGGTCTCTGCTCCTCGCTCGTACAGTTTCTCTAAAATATTTATCGGTTTGTTCACCACTCTCATTATGTGCAAACCAATTTCGATTTTGTCTGTCATACATTCCGGCATCATAATTTCTCTTTTGAATTTCATTCGCCTGTCGCCAAGCCTCTCGTTTATACGCCCATTTGGGCGAGATTTTCTCTATAAAACCCATATATTCCGCCTCCGAATTATCATATATTTACCGTCTATATAACCCATAACATAGTTACCTACGGTTTTCTTTTCCTCGTCATTTTCAATCTGCCGCCGCATCGTCTTTTTCAAGATTTATTGCGTGTGCTTCTACTGAAATTGTATAAAAATCATTTTCACCAATATAATGTGTTGCCTTGTCTACACCATATTTCCCGCTATATTTTCCTAATCCTGAAAAATAATAATTTGAGCCGGGATATATCGGCGTACCTCCCATACAGTTCATTTTTAATTTAATAGCTGTGGAATTTGCATTATACAACGCTGCTTTACTTTTTATTTGTGCCTCTTGTATTGACGATGCGGTTGTACTTGGTGTCAGCATTTTTTCTTTTTCGCCGTATATATACTCCCTTTCAGTATCTTCACCCTCGTTTTTATACTTCATTTTCACTCCGGTATAAAAACCCTCCTCATTGTCGGACAATTCAAAACTTTCAGAAATAGCCCCCACTTCAAAACTGCCGACACTTTCCGCTTCATCTTGTTTTGCCCTATCAAAAATAATGATTTTATTTTTATACACTTTCATTCCAAATCCATACTCTTGACATACTTTAAATAAAAAATCTATATCTGTCTGCTGCGATTGCGTTTGAGATTTAATAACAATGCTATCGGCGTAATACTCCAATCCAACTCCTAAATTATTGCATATATCTTGTGCTATGGCACTGACTGAAACTTTTTCCCACTTTTTCGTATTTTTCGTACCGTTTATGGGAATTGAAATAGAACGAATTACAACTTCTATCGGATAGCCTGTTACTTTTATGCTATCGCATATAAATTCACCACAATCTATTGTGCGATATTCATTCTGTTTATCCCAATTTTCCAATTCAATTCTTGCCAAAAGTCGTGTACCTTTATCGATTAACCAATCATTTAACCAATGGTTATCGCAATCGTGAAGTTTTATATCCAAGCTGTCGGTTTCACCGCTTGCGACTTCTGTAAATGTTAAATCTCGGTTGTATGAACTGATACCGCCCCACACTGTGCTACCTTGTATTTCAATTTTCGCCAAGGCTCTGCGAGGAGCATTTACAAAATCATAACTCATTATTTTTCCTCCACGGTGGTAAGAATATTTCATCATCAGTTTTTGATATAGTCGGTATTTCTAAAACTACACCATAATCAAAAACGGCTATGTCAATATACTGCGGATTTGCAGTTAATAACGTCTTTATCAATTCTTCATTGTTATACTGTTCATATGCGATTTTATCCCATGTATCGCCTTGTTTTGTCGTATATAACATCTCTCTACCTTCTATCAAAAACCGCTGCCGATGCGTTTCGTCCGAGTATGCCGCCTTTTTCACTCTCGGCGATTTCGTTCTCAACTTTGGTCTGCATATCGTACAGAGTTTTTAAATCTGCTCTTGTCATTGTTCGGTTTCCAATCCTATATGATTGTCCGCCATTTAAAATTTTAGATATTGCCTTTTTTATCTCTACCAATTCTTGCTCTTTATCTGTCATTTATACCCCTCCATAAAAAAACAGGCAAATTAAAGATTATAAACATAATCTAAAAGTTGCCCGTTTGTATTCTATTCTTCAACTGTACCTTTGTAAGTGATATTAACACCTGTACAGTACGCAATTTGCGTATTTGTTATGGTTTTTACAGACGGAGAATTTACTCTGATTTTTCGTCCACCTGCTTGAATGATATATGATATTAGTTTTTGAATATCAATATCTCTGCCGATTTTTTGGCTTTGCCATTCTGTATATTCGTATATGTTGCTTTTAACATCTTGTTGTATAATATTTAATGCCGATATATCTGAATTACAAATGCTATATTCAACATCAATACTATATTCAACACGTTCCACATTTTTTATTGTTATATGGTCTGTGATTGCCTTTATATCGGGATTATTTATATATTCTGAAAGTCCCTCAATAAAACTTTCAGTTGCTAAATCTCTGTCTTTCAGCAATATATAAATTTCAATTTCCGCATCTGATGGATTATCAATAACCACATCATCAATCAACGAAGAATACGATTTGACATAATAGATGTATGCACCCTCCGAACCTGTTGTACTGTATAAATAACGTGAATTATATATACGTTCTCGAAGTGTATCATCATCTTCTACATCTGCACCGCCTAACGGATTGTCAATATTTTTTACGTTATCAATGTATGCTATCGGGTCTACTAATGTCGAAAGTTCCCCGATTTCATAATTATTTGCAGCACTGCCGCCGTCTGTTGCAGTACATAAAACGTCAACATACAAATTTCCCGGAAGTATTTCCGCATATTCGCTTGTTGCAAAATAAACGTTTCCGCTTTCTCCGGTAACTCTTGTCCCGACAGGAATAGCAATAACATTTTCTCTGACCGCCGATAATGTAAATCGTATTGTTGTCACTGCATATTCTTCTTGTTTTCGTTGTAATAATCGGCTTATTGCTTTATTGTCAAGATATGCTCCGCTTGCATATTTCAACGAATTTTGCCTTGCTCGATTATTAATAATCTCTGCTACTTGATACATAATCTGTGCCTGTGCATATATTTTTGCTTTATCTTCATCACTTATTTGCGTAACTGTTTCGCCTGTGATTTCCGACAAGGCGGATTTATATTCATTTATACCAATCTCTTTTAATTTTTCAACCGATATATCACCAATGAATGATATATCAGGAATACTATCCAATATTGACATCTTTCCGCCTCCTAATATCCGTTTATCCAACTTGATTTTTTATGTGGTGTTTCTTCCGCCGCATCTTCGTTCGCATCATACAATCCGATAGTTCTTACACCGCAAATATCCGCCGCCGCTGACGCATATACTCTACAATCCGTAAAATGGTTGTCACCGTGACTTACTTTTGGTCGCCAAACTAATCGCCGCCTTTGTCCTGAACCCTCTGCCACTTTATGCTCTGCTGTTAATTGCTTTGCGTATTCCAAATCACAATCTGCATGAACCATACAAGAACCAATACCATTCTCTTTTTGCAATCGCCTTGCGATAATATCTTTGTACTTGCCACCGTCAACCAATATCAACTGTTGCCCGTCATATTCTGCACCCTTACGGTTTATTTTTGTTACCCTATAATGATTGTTACCGCCATCTACACCCTTAACGGGTATCGCCCACTCATGCCGCAAACAAAATGCGTATATCTCTGTTGTTTGGTCGCCACTGTCTATTAAACATAAATTAACATAGAATTGTTCGCCTGAAGAATTTTTATACTCGGCATTCATATACATTTCCAAATCGTTCAATGATAATAACTGTCCATGTATAATTGATTGACTTGTCCACTCTGCACCCCAAGCAACAATGTCATAATATACTGATGTTTCTTGTACGTCCACACCTGCCGTAAGCATTACCGCCCAATCAGGTACTACCCCTTGCGGTTCTTCTGCCTGTCTTTGCATAACCAATTCTTCACTTGTCTTTACCGTAGTATCTTCCCACGGTTCAGCCAACCACGAATTGATAAAATTCTGTAATTCTTCCGGGTCATCTTTACTCCGCAAAAATTCAAGTGCTATATCTTTCCACGATACAAAAAATGAATATAACGCATTTATATGAAAACTTACGCTCTTTGGTTTTCCTACGCACGTTTTTTTCATATCTCTCCATTCGCCTTTGCGAATAATTGCACGTTTTTCACTGTCTGTTATCTCTGCACCGCATTCTTGACAATAGTAACTTGCCGTTTCTGCACGTTCTTCTACCGTCATTTTATTATCTTCATCATTCTGAAAACGAACCTGCTGCCATTTTAAAATTATCATTTCACCGCAATGCGGACACGGTACGAAATAATATTTTTGTGCTTCTGCTCTCTCATGAAATCTCCAAATATAATTAGATTTCAGCGTTGGAGTGCTACAAGTATAGATTTTTTTGCTATATCCATATGTTTTAGTTCTCTCTACCGCCAAATTATATGGATTTGCTTCTTTTTTCGTAGCACCTGCCATTTTGTCAATTTCATCAAAAAACAAATATTTTATCGCTTTAGAAGCCAATGCGGCCGGAGTATTACCCGAACGCAAATATAAATTCATACCTCTGAAACGCAAATTCTTTTCAGATGATTTTGTTTGAAAAAATCTTGATTTGATTTCTCTCGTTTTTTGGTATGCCGGTTTTAATTTGTCGTTCGACACGTCTTTTGCTAATTCATCATTCGGATACACAATCATTGTTGGCGATGGATTTTGTGTTATAATCCACCCTGTCGCATTAATTAATGTTTCTGTACCGCCGACTTGCGTTGATTTCACAAAATTAATATTTTGGATATACGGGTCATTGAAACTGTCCATTATTTCAACCAAATACGGTGTAATGGCATTACTCCAACGACCCGGCAAAGCGGAGTTATCCGTCAATATACGGTATTTCTCCGCCCATTGCGAAACTGTCAGCCTTTCCGGTCGAGATAATGATTTATGAATACACCTCATAAATAATTTTCTTGTTTTTTCTCTTGACCTCAATTTTTCACTTGACATATTCCGCCCCTCGCTATCTTCTTTGCTTTCGTAGTCGTTCAAGCCTTTCGGCTCTTTCCGACAAATCATCTGCTATATCCAATAATTCTTGTTGCGGTCTTTGAAACATAAATTCTATTGATGTGTTTGTTGCCATGCCTAAATTTACGCATAATTTTCTGATATTTTCCGCTGTTAATCCTCGCTGTATAAAAAATTTATAATTCGATTTTTAATCTTGGTTATATCCTTACCGCTTATTCTTTGATAAAATTCCAATGGCAAATCCGTTAGCTTTGAAGCCGTTGCCATTGCATATTCTATCGTTAATTCCGGTGTAGAAGAAGCCGATTTTGCAATTTTGCGATATAGTTTTTCAATATCTTGCATTTGCAGTGCGTTTAAATTTTCAAGATTGGTTAAATCAACCTCGCTGATATGCTCTCCCTCAAAATTGTATGTCTGCGATAATTTGATAATATTATCGACCTTTTCTTCTTCCTCTGGGATAATAATATCAACTACCTTCTTTGTGTCTGTTGCCACGTTTTTAACCTCGACAATCTTTTTCTGTTCATCTGTACTTTTTTCGTTTGACATTTCTTAAACCTCCTAAAATTTTATATATAATAATTGTTTTACAACAAATTATTCTTCTTCATCAGTTTCGACATCATAATCAATCGGTTCTGTTCCGTTTATAACATCAGGGTCATAATTTGATAATTCCTCTAATGTCATTTCCAACTCTTTCTCCAATTCTGAAATGATTATATGTATATCAGTTTGTCCTATAACAATCGGTGCTATTTTTGCCGGAACTGATAACAGACGATTACGGAAATCTATAAGCATATTATTCAAAAATTGTTCTACATCACCTGCTTCATGCGTTTCCTTTCGCAGCCTCCGTAACTTCAATTTTGTGATTTCCTTTTTATATTTTTCGTGTTCTGCCTGCTCTTTTTCTTTTTGCAGATTTGTCCCGTTGCCGACTTCCGCTTTTATCTTAAAATCTATGTACTCTTGTACACACTTTTCAGCGTTATATTTTCGACTGTCGGTAACAAATTCAAATAATCCTTGTTCTTTTAAATTTCTGACCTGTCGTGACGAAATTCCAAGTAGTGCCGCAAGCTGTTTTTGATTTACTTCCATGGTTTTTTTATTCCTATTAAATGCAAAAAATTAAATTTTGAAATTTCTACAAATTAATGTTCCAAAAATTTAACCGATTTTTTATATCAACTTTTTGTAATGAATTTTGTTTCTTAAAATTTTTAAATTAGTGATTTTGAAAACCGCAAATTTTAAAAATTTTTATACTTGTTTTTCATGTTTTTTACTTTTAATTTTTCCTCGCTCTCTATATCTTTTTCAAAATATCCAAAAGCGGAAGGAAGTCCCCTTAAATTTTTTTTAAAAAAGGGGCAATTTCCGGACCTCTTTAGCCCCGCAGGGTATGCCCCCCACGGGAAGAACCTACTTTTTTTCGCCGCAGCAGTGAAACAGAGAAATTTCACTGCCGCAAATGAAAAAAGCCATGAACGATACGGGCATATCGTTCATGGTCTATTATATAATAAAAAATTAAGTTACTCCTGACAATTTTGTGTCAGTAAACTTTTCATAATAACAATTAAATATATTCCTCGCTCTTGCGAGATGTCGCCATAGAGTTCGTTCTTCTATGTGCATATCTATTGCTACACGCTTTGTATTTTCGGTAAGCAATCCACGTTTCAAGTTTCCCAACGGTAACTGATAGTAAACACGCTTAACGCCCTCTATTGCAATATAATCTCGCTCTATCTCCAAATGGCGAATGGTTGACGTTACCGCCATATTAATATAGACTTCTTCAAGCGATAATATATCTGTGTCGTTTAAATGCCCTCGATAGCGGAATGCCGCAATCGCAAAGTCCTTTATGTTATCTTGTTGCATTCCTCTACCTCCTCAACCTACTACATCAAAAAAGTTACAGCAATGTTTAATATCGCTGCGGCTAACCAATATATAATGTTTCCCAAATCCTTACGAGGTACGAACATAACCGCCGCACCTAAGTCAAGAATAATTAAAAGCAATGGGAAGATTTTTGTTTTGTCAATCATTCCGCCGCCACCTTTAAACTTTTTGAAATATACGACTTGACTATATTTTCACTGTTTACCGATTTATCGCACGTTAAATAGGCGTATATAAATTCCCACGCCTGTTCCCAACCGTAACAGAATGCCGCCGCATTTCCTTGACGATTTAACTTTATTATCCACTCTTTCTGTTCCTTAGTTACCTTATATCCCCGTTTCCGCTTTAATTCTAAAAATAATCCGTGATAATCCTGCCTTGAAACATTCAAGACAATATCAGGATAACCTTTTCTCAATCCCTCTTTTTTTAATCTGCCACCCGTTGACTTGGTACGCTTGCCCTCATTCGGAATATGTGCCAACATTTCCAATTCGGGATAACGAGATAACTCCACCGAACAAAATCCGAACAATGTTTGTTGCTCTTGACTTTCGGTCGGACACGGTATGTCACTTGCCTTTATTTTCTGCATTTATAAAATACCTCCTTTGTAACTCTGCTATTCTTCGTTTTTCGCAAGCGAATAGTTAAATATTCACCTGCATTTATTGTATTCAAATATGGACGTATGTCTGTAATTGTATATCCGGGATATAAACGCTCTATCTCTCTTTCGCATATATCACCTTTGCGAATATCTCTCACTGTATCTTTGCTGATAAATCCATCTCTGTCTTTTGGAATGGTCGGCTTTTTTAAATTCTTGCTTGCCGCCCATCTATGTATTTTTTCGTCTATAACTTCAACATCGGTTGTCGGCTCTTTAACTTTATACTTTGCCAAACCTTTCAACCCATTATCATCAAATTCCAATCTGTAAGTATGTGAATATCCTTGTCCCCACATATCTTCCAACAAATCTCTATCTATGCCGCCGCTTAAAATCATATGTATGTGCCAACGTCCGTTGGTTGCTCCACGTTCAATCACATACAAATATTTTAATTCGGGTAAATCATTTTTTGATATGTAATGTTTTATACGTCTGATATAATTGCGAGTAACTTTCTGTACATCTTTATATGTTTCAGGTAGGTGTTCATCATCAAATCCCAATCCCATCTCTAAATCTTTCTTTGAGAAATTATTGTTAATTAAATATGTCACTTTATTTTCTCTGTAAGTTTGATTTAACTTTTTCTGTATTTCTGATGATGGATTGGTTTTCTTTTTTCTTTTGCCCGGCTTTTTAAAAACAGGAAATATATTTACGTCTAAATAATCTCCGTGATATATTCTTCTTTCTCTTTGAATATATTTGCCTTTACATTTTTTCATTTGTACCACCTGCCCTCGTCGATTTATTAATATTCTGTATAAACCTTAAAAGTGCCGCAATGGACACTTTTAAAATTTATCTATTATATATGAAGAAACTCAACTATAAATCAATGTTTATTGCTATTTATTTACAGTTCTCTTTCTTTATCAGTCGGTGCTGCCCAGTCTTGCTGACAAGGTAATAAGCATCTTTTGTTTCCGTTTCTATGTACCAATTATTCGGCTTAAGTCCGCACGATGCGATATATGTTTTTTGTTTGCTTGTTAAATTCTTTTTACTCATGGTACTTTAACCTCCTAACATTTCATGTATTGAGGATAACGAATTTTAATCGCTTCAACCATATATTTCACAAACGGCATTGAGAATAGTTCATAAGGTGTATATTTGCCGTCAGTATCAGTTGTCGCATCTTCCCATGATGTCCCGTTTTGATGGAAACCATTGTATAGATTTATTGCCAATCGACATAATTTAAGAGTATATTCTGTTTGCCACTTTTGCCCGAACCCGTCTAACTTTGGACAGTTTGATTGAAAATCATATAAACTGTCAATATTAGTTCTTGTGGTTACTAAAATCCCGAGCGTATAAAAGAATGCCTTTCGGTATACATCTCTTTCTGATTTCGTTTTTATCACATTTTCGCAATAAAACATCATATGCTCATACCCAATAAATTCAATGCCCTGTGTTAGTTCATAGATTGTTTCATTGTTCAGCATTTATTATTCCTCCATTAGTTTATCAAGTAGGTTTTCCGCAATTTTGTCAACCTCATTTGTCTGTTCTTTATAATAATCATAATCACATATTATATCCATCATAATTGCCATATCCAACGCTCCTTGTATAATTCCATAACGAATATATACTTGCTCCGGGCTTCCTGAACTTTGCAAATTATCTTTTAATTTATTTATGTATTTTTCTGCATTTAACTTTCGTTTATTTTGACATAATTGCTTAATTTTCTTCATTATATTATTCATTTCTTCACCTCACTAATTTTCTTTACATGAAATGTAATTAATATTGCTTATTGGGATTGCTAATATGATTTCTTTTTTCTGATTTTGAAAAAAAGCTAATCTCCTTTCAAACTTAACAAAACTGCACTTATTGTGGAAGTCTAAACAATGACCGGTTTGTAATGCCACTACAAAATGTCTGTCCGGTTCAATGTTTAATTTTTCTTCAATTTTTTCCGTAGGTTTCTTACTTGGTGGTGTAAAATTTTTATTCATCGTTATCCCTCACTTTCCCGAACGCAGCATATAAATTAATATCAGCTGACACTGTACCACTGCCCTTACCAACTTTAACGAATTTTTCTGCAAATTCATATAATTCCTGCAATGTCACCCCTTTACCGCACTTTCCGGCAACTTAATGCCATATTCACTCAACTTGTTTACTATTTCTTTCAGACTGTTTTGACCTAAACCTCTTACCATCATCAACTGTTCAATACTCTCAATATCACTGATTTTATCAATCATTGCACGTTTTAAACAGTTGTATGTACAAACCGAAAAAACACAATTTTCTATTGGTGTTTGATTAGGAAAATTTTCCTTGACAACTTCGATTTTTAGCAAACGTTCCCACTTAACGAAGTGGAATTCAACCTTATCCTCCGAGCCGTCGTCATTTTTGATAATTCTACGGTCATTGACCGCAGTTATTACTGGCTTATCGCCTGCCAATCGTAGGAATTGTTCCTGCAGTCCGATTGGTGCAACCACGGCGATAATGTCGCAGTCATCTATTTCTGCCTTTAACTCATATGCAGATTTAATTGTCTTGTTTACTTGAAAAATCTCAACATCTCCCAGTGTAGCTCTCTGTTCTGCCGTCATTGCGTGGCGTGAAAACCACAATACTTTAATCTTTTTCATAATAAAATCCTCCTTTAATTCTCCGTTGCCTTTACTCTCCCAGTGGCACTCCAATCCAATGCTTGCCCGCATTCAACGCAAAGTTTATCGCCGAATAGTATATGTTTACTATCGCCACAATTTGGGCAATGACTTAATCCATATTCTTCGTCAATAGTTATTTTCATCGGAATGTCTCTCCGCTCATGCTCATATAATTTCTCTACCGCCTTTTTCACTGGCTCGAAATTGCGTATTTCTCTGTCTATGGTTTCTTGTGCCACAGACGGAAACTTTTCTGCGTCAAGTGTAACAAAACCGTTTTTATATTTTTTTGTCAACATTTTTATCCTCCCAATAATCGCAAGTCGTATGCCGTGTATCTTCTTTCCATAGCAAAAATGTTTTCGTCGGGCATTTTGCATATACACCAGTTGTACCATCGTTTAAAACTCTGAGAAACCTGCATTCATCACATGTTCTCATCTTCGGCTTCAGATATTTCTTAAAATCTGTCAGTATTTCTATTGTATTGCTTTCGGCTAATTTTTCAAATTGCTCCTCTGGCATTCTTGCTCCTCCATTAATTGTAATGTTCTTTTCAACTTTTCGTCCGCAATTTTATTTATTGTAGCATTGTCTATGTTAAATAAATGTTGCAACTGTATCAGCATTACAATCACGTCCGATAATTCTTCTTTTATGCTGTCTTGCACTTCGTCTATTGTTTTTCGTACAGGCTGACCAAATTGCGTTATTCTCATATACTTAGTCAATGCTTGCGTCAGTTCTGCCATTTCTTCAATCACCAATGGAATTTGTTTTCTTCCG